TGGCAGCGGCGGGGCTGCTGCGCTCTTCGCGTGGCGTCCTGCTCTTCGAGATACCCGCGAAGATGTGCTTTCTGCCTATATCGAAGCTGCCGCCCGCGCGATCGACGCACTGCAAAATTCTGGCTGGATTGCCGGAGCGGTTAATCAGGCTGTAGCGAGTACCATCGGCACCGGCCTGCGCCTCAACCCGACACCGGATCATACCGTCCTCGGATGGGATGAAAAACAAACAGAGGAATGGATCAGTAAAGTCGAACGCCGCTGGATACTCTGGTCTGAAAATCCGGTTGAGTGCGACGCAGCCGGAAAGCACTCGATGGGGCAGCTCACAGGGATGGTTCTCAAAACCGCTTTCGCCTATGGCGAGGCTGTTAGCCTCCTCCCGTCGATCCGACGCGACGTTTCGACAACGCGAACAAAGGTTCAACTCGTTTTGCCGCACCGTCTTGTTCAAGATACGGACGCCATGACGCGAATGTATCAGGGAATTCGGACAGATGATTTCGGGTTCCCGCTTTCGTATCGCTTTACAAGAGACAGTGTTTTTCGTGAGCAGATCGATATTGCAGCCCGCGACGGCGCAGGGCGGCCGCAGGTTGTGCATGTCTTCGAAGGCTCGCCGGGACAGGTTCGGGGTATTACGCCGCTTGCTCCTGTTCTGCGCGTTCTTCGCCAGTATGACCAACTTGCCGACGCGACGCTGACGGCCGCGCTTATTCAGGCTGTCTTTGCCGCGACAATCGAAAGCGAGGCACCGACCGAAGCTCTCTTGAACGCTTTGCAAGATCAAAACGAACAGGACGCGAGTGCAGGCTCACAGGCCGAGACGCTGTTCGGCTTTAAACAAGCTTGGTATCAGCAGACTAAAATTGACCTCGGATCAGGCGGGCGCATTGCTCACTTGTTCCCCGGCGAGAAGCTGACGATGAACCGGTCGGAGCATCCGAACGATACCTATGAGGCTTTCAGCAAGTTCCTCCTCCGTGAGATTGCGACCTGCCTCGGCATGACGGTCGAAACGCTGACCGGTGATTACACCGGTTCGACTTACTCGACCGTTCGCATGGCGACTGCCGAGATATGGCGTCTCGTTATCGCTCGCCGTAAAAATATCTGCGGCCGCTTTCTTCAACACGTTTACGAGGCATGGCTTGAGGAGGAGATAGAGGCGGGGAATATCCCGTTCCCTAACGGTTTGATGGGGTTCATTGATAACCGCTCCGCAGCCTGTTCGGCTGACTGGCGCGGGCCTGCCCGACCGCAGGCCGATGACCTCAAAGCCGCAAAGGCTCACGAGGTTTACAAACGTATGGGCGTCATGTCCGACGAAATGATTTGCAACGATCTCGGCGTCGATTGGGAGGATGTTTATGAACAGCGCTCCCGTGAAGCCAAGAAACGTGCCACTCTTTACCTACCGGAGGGCGATACAATGACGCCTGACCCTGTAGGCGACAAACTGATTACGGAGGACGAAACGAAATGACGGACGACGTAATCGGTCACCCTGACGAGGTTGCGGTTAATTGGGATAACCCATGTGAACGCGCGAGAGCGTTGAAAGACGCTTACTATGACCGGCTTGCGGGCGGCTCTGCGCAGCGCGTCCGCTTCCGGCATGGCGATAACGAGCAGGAGGTACAAACGTCCATCCTGCAAGGAAACCTTTTGATCCTCCGTCGAGAGTTTCAGGACGCCGAGGATGAGTGCCGCAAACTGCAAGGATTGCCGCCCGTTAATCGGCGCTTTGCGATCCGAGGCGGCTCGCGCCGGTACTAACCTAAAGGAAGATTCTATGCCTGAAACGCGTGCCTTACAGGCGGCGCTTGCGGAGCCGTGGGCGATCACAGCCGAAGGGCTGGAACTCGTTCTCTCCGTCGCTGCCCGCGAAAACAATGTCTCAATCGAAGCACTTGAGGCGTATCGGTCGAAGCACGTACCGACGGCCGAGCGCCTGCAGGAGCGGGGCACGGTCGCAATCATCGAAGCGCGCGGCCCTCTTTTCCGCCGCGCGAATATCTTTACGTCGATTTCGGGTGCGACCTCTTACGACATTATGGCGCGTGATCTGCAAGCCGCCCTCGATAACCCGTCGTACCGGTCGATTGTTCTCAATTTCGATACGCCGGGCGGTGAAGTGACCGGCGTTGATGAACTGGCGAAGGCAATCCGCGCAGGCAAGGCAATCAAGCCGATTGTCGCTTATGTCGGCGGGTCTGCGGCTTCGGCCGGCTACTGGCTTGCATCGCAGGCAACGGAGATCGTGATCGCCGACACAGCGATCCTTGGCTCTATCGGTGTCCGTGCTGCCTTTCAGGACACGAGCAAGAAAGATGCGGAAGCGGGTCGGCGCGAATTTATCTCCTCGCAGTCGCCCAGCAAGAGGACAGACCTTTCGAGTGACGAGGGCAGAGCTCGTATTCAAAACACGATTGATGCACTCGCAGACGTATTTATCGCGACGGTCGCTCAAGGCCGTCGCGTGAAGCCCGACGACGTGATCGCCAAGTTTGGCGGCGGCGACGTGCTTATCGGATCGGCCGCCGTCGCGGCTGGGATGGCAGATCGCATCGGCACATTCGAGGCGGTTGTCGCAGAACTGGCAGGGCGCGGCCCAACGCCACCAAACAGCAAGAGGATTGCAAAAATGAATAATGAAGAGATTGAAGCCGCGCGCAAGGAAGGCGAGAAGATCGGCGCAACGGCGGAACGTACCCGTATTCAGGCGATTTTGAATTTGCCGGAAGCAAAAGGGCGCGAAGCTTCGGCAATGCACCTCGCATTTACGACCGACTTGTCGGCTGATGTTGTGAAAGGCACTCTCGCTGGCCTGTCTGCTTCGACATCCGAGCAGGCACCGGAAAGAGAACAGAAGCAGCCGCAGCCGACAGGTCAGCGCTCAAGCGAAGCTCCGAGTGGTCTTGTCACATTCGACCCGAAGGCCGACCAGCCTCAGACCCCTGTCGAAAAGACAAAAGCGTCGTGGGGCAAAGTCACAGACAAACTTAACGCAAGCATGTGATCGCCAGAGCGCTTTCAGGCGCACGCGATCCGCAGCGATTGAACCCTCTCATTGGAGAATTTGAACAATGTCTAAAGTGTTCAACGAACCGCGCCATGCGGGAGAATTTATTTTGAGCGAGGCTAACGGCCAGCGCTCCCGCGAAGGCGTCACCATCGGAGCAAGCCAGAATATCGAGGCCGGTACGGTCTTGGCTCTGCTCGCGCAGGCCGGCGGCGTAACGACCTCCGTTGTTGCCGCTTCCGGCAATACCGGCGACGGTACCCTTGCTATGGCCTCCCCTGCGGTATCTTCGAAAGCGAAGAACGGCACCTATACGGCGACAGCTACCTCCGCGACTGTTTTCGCGATTGAAAGCCCGTCAGGCGCAAGCCTCGGCAACGCCACCGTCGGTGCAGCGTTCAACAAAGAAATCAAGTTCACGATCACTGCGGGGACAGCAGCGTTTGTGGCCGGTGACAGCTTTAAAATCGCGGTCGGTGTTGAAACCCCCGGCGATTACCACGCGGTCTCGTATGACCCTGACGGTCAGGACGGCAGTGAAAAGGCGGCTGCTATCGCGATTTATCCGGCCGTTACCGGTGCGAGTGAAACCGTTAAGATCGCTGCAATCTTCCGTGACGCCGAAATTAACGGCCAGTGCATCGCATGGCCTGAAGACGTAACCGCCGAGCAGAAGGCAGCGGCAACTGCCGATCTCGCCTCCGTTGGCATTCTCGTTCGCTGACGACCAACGTCTAGACGTAACTTAATAATTTTTGGAGATTTCGCAGATGTTGGACATTTTCAATAACGATGCGTTTTCGGTTACCAATCTGACCGACGCAATCAACGAACTGAAATACAAGCCAGGTCGCATTGGCGAAATGGGTCTTTTCACCGCCAGCGGCGTCGATACGACGACAATCGCCATTGAAAAGAAGGGCGATATTCTGTCCATCGTACCGCCAACACCGCGCGGTGCGCCGGGTACGACAATCGGCAAAGAGAAGCGCGATATGCGCTCCCTGATTATCCCGCATTTCGAAATCAACGATGCGGTTTATGCGGAAGAAGTTCAGGGCGTTCGCGCCTTTGGAACCGAGCGCCAGCTTGAAACCGTCATGATGAAAGTCGGCCAGCGCCAGCAGACCCACGTCATCAACTTCGCTGTGACCGAAGAACATGCCCGCCTCGGCGCGGTAAAGGGTATCGTCACCTATGCCGACGGTTCAACGCTCAACCTCTTTACCGAGTTCGGCGTTACGCAGGGAAACGAGATCGATTTCGCTCTCGGTGCCTCAAATCCTGTTGACGGTGAACTCCGCAAGAAATGCGCGGCAGTCGTCCGCAAAATGTCCGACATTCTGGGCGGCGTTCCGTTTAACGGTATTCATGCCTTTGTCGGT